TGTTAAAGCTGCGACACCAGCAACTGCAACTCCTGCTGCAATACCCATTGCCGACATTCCTATTTTCGCTCTCGCAAACGTACCACTAAAGTTATCAATAGCATTTATAAGAATACTTACTCCTGCCCCTCCTGCAACTCCGCCTAATACTGCTCCTAATACCATTTTAACGTCTTCTTTGTTTCATTTTATTCTTTCTACTTTCTCTATTTTTTTCTTTTACATATTCATTCATCATTTTGATTGCTATATTATAATCAAAGATATTTAATTCTCTAATATCTCTTAAACTCCAACCGTAAAACTTACACATACTTATTTCGCCTCTTCTACGATTGGTTTCTGAAAATCCAAATTCATGTCTAAACCATTAATTTCATTAATAATTTTTTGCAATGCAATCCCGTCTTTAAGTGACAATTCATTTATTTCTTCTATAGTTAGAGTTGTAGCTAATTCCATCATTTTCTTACCGAGCGCACCTTTTGTTAATTCCTGTAATTCTAAGGCTTGTATATATTTGAATTCTTTGACACTAACGTCTTTTTCTCCAATCTTTATTGTTTTATCCATTTATTATTTTCCTCCCTTTTGATTTTATGCCTATGTATGTTCTCAAAAAAATTAAACTGAGAACAATTTTAAATAAATTTATGCGTAATTATATAACGCAATGTCGTCGTATGCTGTTGCAAGAACGTGTTGTGGTACAAATGTAAACGAGTGCTCTTGAACTCCTTCTAATGTCGAAGGAATTGTCATGTCTGTCATTTTACAACCACTCATCGCAAGTCCTAAACTTCCTGGACTCAAACTTCCTGCTGTCCCATATATCATTAATGCCGCATTAAATGTACTTCCTGCAACATAATAATCGTCGTAAAAAGTTTGTGCATTTAAATCGTCTAAATCGCATGTTGCTGTAACTTCATAGTCTCTATTCATTGGTAATAATTCATTTACTGTTCTTGAACCGTTCAAATAAAAACCTCTTTCTAAATTGTTGTTAACGCTAAATGTTCCTTCTTTAAGATTAGTTACTGGTGTAGCTGTTCCTGAAGGCACTGCTAATGTCACATCATTAAACATAAAAGGTTTTGTAGTTGTTGCTGTTACTGCTGTAACTGCTCCTGAACTTAATGTCGAATCTTGTGCTATATAATTCATTTCTGCTGAAACAATTTCTCCTTGTGCAAAATTAATCTGATATGTATCAACCATTCCGCCAATTATTGTTCTTATAAAGTTACTTCCTGCAACTCCTGTATTTTTTGAATCTTCAATTGTGAATGTATTTAATGGTCCTGGATATCCTCCGGGAGATTGCTCTCTTGCTCTGTCATCTGTATTTGCTTCATACATTATATGACTACCTGTTGTATCTTGAATACTACCAAGCGCAAACCCTAAAAATTTCCAATCTTGTGGGAAATAACTTATTGTTCCTGCCCATTCTTTTTGTCCATCTTCAAAAGCGTCAACATTTCTATCTGTTGAACCTTGATATCTTATTGGTATAGTATTTACATTTGAATCTACATCATGAGTTTGAACTAATCCAATCCATTGTCTTGTTCCACTTAATAAAGCATATGTTCCAGATTCATACTGAAAAACTGTTCTGTTTTGGTCTCCTAAATATTTCATATTTTATATTTTATAACCCCCTTTCAACTTATTATAACTAAAAATTTATATTCACAGACTTTACTTCTTATTCCTGCTTCGCCTTCTTCATCTACATTAACTGCAGATGATAAAGTAAAATCGTGAAGATTACTGTTTGCTAACCCTGTTACATTATCTAATTGATTTGTTCGTAAATATTGATAAGCACTTCCAAATAACTCATCTCTTTCTCTTACATTCCTTGCCCATATCCTAACTTCAACAGTAATACTAATAACCGTTCCTTCAGACGACATGCCTAAACGAGTTGGTTGAATGATTCCTCTGTCGGTAATAGTGATAATCGGATAAGTTACAGAACGTTTAGGGTACGACGTTAAAACGAATTTCTCGTTACCTGGTCGTATCGTTACAAGAGGGTCTGTAATATTTGTTTTTAATTTATTTCTAATAAGATTAACTGTGTCTGCTAAAAATGTTGCTGAATATACTTTTGTAATTGCCATTGCTTCCTCGCTTGGAATGTTAACATAATCGCTTTTATGTTATAGAAGTAAATATTTTGTTATTTAAAAAATAATATTTTTATATTATATAATTTTAAAGTTTTTTGATTTCTTTTTCAACAAAATCTTTTACTTTAGTTTCGTTTCTAGAAGCCGTGTTTCTAAAATGGCTTCTGGGTTTCATTCTAGAAGTTCCATATTCTAAATGTTTTGCATATTCAACATTACTTTCTATAGTTGCTGTTAATGGTTGTTTTTGAGATGCCTTTACACTACCCATAAATCTACCTGTATCAACACTTTTTGGTTCTGCTCTTTTACCTGCAATTGATTCCTTAACTTCTGCTTCTATAAAAAATCCTGCTTTTATAATTGCTGCATTTGTTAATTCAAGTGCTTTTTTGTTTTTTGTTTTAAGAAAAGCCATAGTTGAAGGTATACCTAAAACTTGTATACCAATAGTCATGTAGCTTCACCTATTAAACTTCCTGTTAATAGTTTTCTAACGTATAGTTTTTTCAAAATAGGTGTTGCATTAACATCCCATTTAGTTACTCCTTCAGATAATAAACTATATTCTCCTGTAATAGGGACGGGACTGCCTACACTATTATTTCCTAACCCTAATTTCCATGTTCCAGAAGTATTAATTGCTCCATCAATATAAAGTTTAGTATCAGATGTCAAAACTTTTCCTTGTTCTAATAATACTGCATCAGAACTTCCACGAGTATTGCTTAAAGGTAACATAACACCACTTGTCCAAAAATCATCACCAGAAATCGTTAAAGTAACGTCATCATCATAATAACTACCTGCGCCAAAGCCAACATTAAAATATCTAAAACGAATTTGCGAACCATAAAGCATTGCTTCAGTGACTCCATTTTGAAAGTCAGAAATATATGTCATTTTAACTCCCAATACTAATAGAAATAATCCATCCAGCTAATGCTATAAATGCTCCGGATAAACAATACATCCATTTAGTATGTAATCTGACTTTTCCATTAGTAGATACAGCTTGAGTATGAGTTGCACTTAATTTATCTTCAATAGATTCCAACTTATCCATCATTCTAAGCATCATCTCTTTTTGTGTAAAATTATCAACCATTTTAATTCCAACACTGATACCAGGATACTCTTTCTCCAACTCTTTTTAATTGATTGATTCCTAAATTAATCCATGCTTGTGGTGCATCTTCACTTAAACCTTTAGAAATAGATAATTCTCCTATCTTAACAGATTTAGTTCCAATACCTTGAGCACTCATCAAACCTAAAACATTTCCAATAGTCATACTTGTAATACCTGCCTGATATGCTTCTCCAATTGCAATTACTGGAATACTATCTCCTGTTATTAATTCTGCTGTATAAATATTATTATTAACTAGAGTTGCTGTTAGTCCTGATATGCTTGCTGATACTCCTTCTACTAATCCTAATACTACACTTCCTATTTCTAGATTCGTTAACGTTGCCATTTTGATAAAAATAAAACAAAATAACTAAGCTACCGAACCGATTCTTCCTGCATTATCACATCTAACTGGAATTATTGCTAATCCAGATACTGCACATAATAATGTTAATGTTATTGCTCCTTGATTTGCAAATTGTGTTCCACTGAATCCGAATTGACTAAAGTTTGTTGCACTTCCTGTTCTTAAATTTGTTGCTACCATATTATTTTATAGTAGCAAATTTAAACAACACCTAATCTTGACCATTCACTGCCTCCACCTAAATCAGTCATATAAATATCATTTTCTTCTAAATTAAATGCTATTTGTGAACCAATACTTGATGTTATAACTTCATCTGGATTACCATAAACGAATAATATTTTATCAGTAACATGTAAAGCTTCGCTTCCTACTGACGTAGCTCCAAGTAAACCTTTTTGCATACCACCTACTAATCCTCCTATAACTGCGCTTCCTGTTGTTGTTGCATCTGCCATTTTATTTTATCCTCCTTTGTAATTATATAAAATATAATCTTAAACCATTCCAACTGCTATCCAGTCAAACGGTGTTCCAGACGGTCCAAATACCCAACAACCTGATGCTCTTCTTGCTCCACTAGTTCCCCAATTTGCTGCACTTCCTGCATTAGATACTATTGGTAATGTCCAATTGTTATGACTAACTGTCATGAAATAATTCTTATCTGCAAAATTAGTTTTAAAGTGAACTAATCCTGAATATCCATTTCCTGTTTTTCCACTTCCTGCTTTTACTTGATATCCAAACAATTCTGTTGCATTCTCTACTGATGTACTATGTAACAATCCTGCATCGTCTTCTCTAAACACTGCTCCACTAACACTATTCAATTCAGCTTGACCATTAATCCATAAATTATCTCCATAGATATTCGTTCCACTAATTGTTTCAGTAAAACTTTGGTCTTGGTTGACTTCTTCAAAGCCCATTCCATCTACTGTACTTACATTACTTGCCATTTTTCTTATTCTTTTTTCTCCATTTAATTATGTTCATTTAAAGTTGAACTTCTTGTCAATTTGAAGTTTGACTTCTTAAGTAAAAAAATAAAAAATAAAAAATAAAAAATTTATACTGACTACTTAATCAGTGTGTATTTTAGCTATTGAGTTTGCTCGAAGGTGTCTTGCTACAAATCTCCATGTTATTGATGCTGCCGACATATCGTAAACAGGCATCTCAAAGTTTTCAATTGTAACTGGTCGCTTTTCAGCTAACACATAAGCGTGCATTCTATCCGTAACGAAAGCATATTTGCTATAAGTTGTTGTTGGTGCTGCATTTGTAGAGAATTTGATTACGTTCAATCCGTAGATTGTTCCTAAAAAACCTCTCTCAAGCATGTCCCTATTTCCAACTTTATTAGCTTCTACAAAAGTATCAATATTTCTTAAATCATTCAAAACTTCCATTCCAACAAACAAAGTTGTTGGTGTATAATCTGAATCTTCAAGATATTGCATTGCTCTTGTAATATTTGCGATTGTTATTGCTGCTCCACCTGTTACCATGTTTCCATAGTTCATTAAAGCTCCTGATAAGATAAGTTCTGTCTCTTTCTCTGCAAATCTTTTTCCTGCTACTTTAATAGTGTGTGCAAGCATGTTCCATTTAGCATCTTCCAATAACTCTCTAGTTATCCTTACAGCTACTCCCCATTTAACCGGTTTAAGATTAAAATCTGTGTATGCTGCTTGGTCGATTGGTATCTCTGCTCCTTCAGCTACAATTCTAACATCCATTGTGTTAGGTGTTGCTAAATTAACTGAAATACTACTGCCTGGAATGTCACTTGGTCCGAAATACATTGCTGCTTCACTTCTTGGAATCAAGTTTTTGTCAACTTCTTCAATCAAGGTGTCGTGAATCTTCCTTGGTATCAAAAGTGTTCCTTGTGCTCCAGTTCCTGTGCTTAATAATTCTTGTACTGCTTTTAATTCTACCATTTTATAAATTTAATGCAATTATAGAAAAGCTTCCATGTCCGCCTGCTGTCATTGCTCTACCTACAGTAAAATCAAATGCTCCATCTGCGTCTAATGTTGCTCCGTTTGCTAATCCTGATGCTGCTGGTACAAATGTTCCTGCACTTCCTGCACAAACTTTCCATCCTGCTTCTACTGAACCGATTGCAACTCCACTAAGTCCCGGCATTAAATATAGTCCTCTCATAGCCACTGGTCCGTATGTATTTGAACCGATGTCTGTTAAAGCTAATCCAATAACGTTTGAACCGATTTGTGTTGCTACAGTTGTACCTCTAATATCACTTGCTGCATAACTTGTTGCCCCTGAAGCTACAAGTCCTACTTCACCTGAACCGTTTACCCAATAACCTCCTGAAATATTTTCATACGCTAATACAGTTATAACTCTTGGTGCTCCACCATCTGCTATTTGAACTGCTCCGTATGGATTTCTTGGTTCTATTGCCATTTCTTTTTTTTATCCTCCTTTCTAATAATATAAAAATGAGCTAATGCTCATGAATATAAAAAATAAAATAACTTTATCTTACAAGTCTTTTTAGATTGCTACTATCTACACTTTCTCTTGAATAATCCTTGTACATAGAAAACTTACCTCGACCTGCAGTTTCAACAATTAGACTATCTAACTTTTCTAATTTCTCTTCTGCTTCTGTAGATACTTCACCTTTAGTCTCGTCTTCAGGTTTCTCTTCTTTCTCTTCTTCAACTTGTTCTTGGACTTTCTTTTTAACCATTAAAAGTTCTTTTATTTCTGCAATCTGTTTCTTCATTTCTGAAACTTCAGTTGTATCAACTTTTACATCAATCTTCTGAACTTTCTCTTCAGCAACAGGTTCTTCTTTTGGAACTTCAACAGGTTCTGCAACTACTTCCTTAGGAACTTCTTCTGTTTTTTCTTCTTCTTCAGCCATTTTATCCTCCTTTTTAAATTTATAATTATCTTCATTTGCCATTTCTTTCAATGTCAATCCCCTTTGCATAGCTTGTGCTAAATTTGCATTACTATCGCCGGGTACAGCAACTAAACTAATTTCGAGACCCATTATTCCAATTGCTTTCATTGAGCCATCTTCTTCTTCGACTAAGTCTTGAACTTTTGCTCCTATACTAACACTACCAATTCGTCCATCTCTAATCATCTCTTGGATTTCTTTATCCATAATTCGACCTTCAAAATCTACTCTTCTAAAATTAGGATTCCAATTTACTCTTTCTGTTGTTCGACCTACAATATTTCTAATTTCATTTTTGTGGTCTAATAAAATTGGAACATTTCTAAATGATGCAGCTGCTTTTTCTAATTCTTCAGCAACATATTTAACATTGTTTAAAGTTGTAGTTTCGTTTATCGCCACCCCTCTAATTACAAAATCATCTCCTTCAGAAAGACTTTCTTCAATTGGTGTATAAAATTCTAATACTCGCCAATCCTTTTCTTCTTTGTCTGTTACGCTCATCGTGTCATCAAATTCTTTTGGCATCTTTATATATGAAAGTAAATATTTTTTTATTTAAATAATATTTATTCTAAATTATATAATATTACTTTTCTAATTCTTGTTTAACTTCCTTTTCTTTCTTTACGAAAGTTAAAACTTCTTCTGTTTTTTCAACAAACTCGCCTTCTTTTAATAATTCTTTTGCGTCTTTTTCATCCACATCAATAATCATTCCTACGGGTCTATGTTTACTTAGACTTTTTAGTTGCATCTTTTAAATCCTCCTTTTTGATTTCTTTTTTAACAATAATTTTTTCTTTTTCTTTTTTAACAATCAAATTATTTACTGCTTGTAAATTTTGCGTTACTGTTTGTTGTTCTACTAATAAATCATATACTATTGCTTTCAATTCAACCAATGACTTTCCTTCTATTTTTTCTGTTTTCATTTTAATCCTCCTTTCA